ATGCACATTCCGAAGCTGTCTTCGCGCACACTCCCGAGCGGGAAGGTGCAGTACTACTGCAAGATCAACTACCGTCAGGTGGTTCTCGGATCTGATTTGAAAGTCGCTCAGCGCGAGCTCGTCAGGCTCGCCATGCAGCAAGTCGGCAACCAAGCTCCCATCGATGGAGCGTCCCCGCGATTCCACGCCCTTGCCTATGAGTGGCTCAACTGGATCCGGATGAACCGAAAGCCGAATACCTACGAGCAACACCTTCGTGTGATGAAGATGTTCCTCGAGACGATCCCTGTTGACACCCGCGTCGATGAGATCAAGCGACACCATGTCCTCGATTGGGTTGAGTCTGTGCCAGGATGGAGCAACGGCGGCAGGACTCAGGGGATTTGTACCGTGCATGCGTGCCTCTCGTGGGCGTGCAAGCGGGACAAGATCACCTACAACCCCATCGCGGAGATCGAGCGGCCGGAGAAAGGACACCGTGAGACGATCGTCACCGATGATCAGAAGCAATTGATTCTCGCCTCCATCACCGACAAAGAGTTCCGCGATCTGTTCGTCTTCTGCGTCGAGCAGGGAGTCAGGCCGCATGAAGCAAGGACGGTCCAGGCGACTCAGATAGACCTCGCTGGTGGGATGATCGTGTTTGCCCGAGAGGATCACAAGACGGGCGACAAGACCAGGAAGTCGAGACTCGTCTACCTCACCCCTACATCGATCAACCTGCTCCGCTCTCGCGTTGCAAAATGGCCGTCTGGACCCGTGTTTCGCGATGAGAAGGGGCAGCCGTGGACTCGGCACACGATCCACCGACGGTTCCGAAAGCTGCGCACCACTCACAAAGATGCCCTTCCCAAAGACTTGTCGAGTTACGTGCTACGACACACCTACGTCACCGAGGCATTGGCGGCTGGAATCTCCGATACGGTGATAGCTGAGCTTGTGGGGCACGCGGACCCGACGATGATTCAGAGGGTTTACGGTCACATGAGGAAGAAAACGGCGGCTATGAAGGACGTCGCCGCGAAGCTTTCGGTTGTCCGGTCTGATGGGACTCGGCAGAACGTCGGATGAATTCAAGTTCCAGTTCGTCGGCGGCGGTGTTGACTTTGGTTGGTCCCATCGCCGCTTTCAACTGACGTTCCTCGTATTCTCGCCACCATGAGGGACGCACCCAACGCTTCCCCTTGACCTTCCCCGTACCGATCTGAACGTGTTTCAATTGTTTCGTGATGCAAAGGTCGGTGAGCGTCTTCGAGTTGATGCCGGTGACCTTCGCTAGGTCGCGTAGGGAGAGGAGTTTGTCGGCATCGGTGTCATTTGCAGGCTTGATCATGGTGTTGCCGTCTCCTCTTTCTCGAGTCTCACGATGGCGAGATATGCTTCTGCTTGGTCAATTCGCTTCTGATTCGCGTCGATCTCCTTTTGCAACAGCGAGATCACCTGGATCAATGCAGCCTCGGGGGTGAGGAACCATTCTGTGCCGAACTTGCAGGCGTAGAACGTGTACTTCACTGGCCCGGGTTGCGCCGATCTGGGAGTCGAGATGCCGGTGACTCGGTGCTCAGTTGCTCTTGTGACTCGGAATTCATTAACGCCGATCTGGCCGCGAGGTCGCGAGAGTATTGGCAGTGCATAGACCATGTCACCGGGCTTTAGATTGTGGATCGTTTCGCTCATCTTTACGACCATTCCCTGCGGATGTTTTTGACCTCAACTTCGCCGCCAAAACCGAGGCGTCTGATTTCTTTCGTGAGAGCAAATCGGTCCGCCTCATCGAGAGCGGGTGACTTGACCCACCATTTTTGATCGCCGTCCCAGGTGAATCCGTGAGAGTGAAGTGTCTCACGGATCGGGTAGGTCTTGCCGCGTGCGATGGTGACCATCTCTGGGGTATCAGGCATAATCTCCCTCTCCTTTCACTTCTGTGCCCCATCCTTCAGTTGGTTATTTTGTGAGTCAAACCGTCCATGATCTTGACTGCTATCCAGATGATCGGAACCAAGGCAATAGCGATGACCACGACGAATAGAGATGCTTCACGAAGGATTTTCATTCGACGTTTCCTTTACCTTCAGTTGGTCGAGATGCTTGTGATTCTCGATGACCTTTAGGTAGCTCTCTCTAATTTTGGAATCCTTCCACCTGTTTCTGATGCCGTACACCTGCTGAAGAATCCTCTGATCGCTGTCGATGTAGCTAATCAGATTCTTCAGATTCTCTAGCAGGTAACTGCCTTCCAGCGTGCGGCGATCGATGCTGAGTTGCATCTCAGCCATCTTCAATTCCGTGCTCGTCATGGCCTCGCCCCTATGATCGCGCCGATCATCATTCCACCCAGCAATCCAAGAAAGAACGCTTCAACCGGGCACATGCGTCACCCCACTAAGTCATTGATCGAGTAGTAGCCCTTGTCGGTGATGGTTTTTGTGTCGGCCGATGTGGCGATCAGTGCCGAGCAGTCTCTAATCGGAACATCATCGATCTTGTGGCCCGCGATCATGAAGTCACCCACCCCTTCCAACGAGGTGAACCAAACACTTCTAGGGAGAAGGGTCCTCGCGATCGTCTTGTGGAGATAGTTCGGTGTGGTGAAGCTCGTTTCGTACATCGCCGACACGTACTGAATCAGGTTGATGCTGGCGATTCCAGGCCCTGCCTCGTTGCCGTTCTGCTCGGGCCCCTCACACGCATAGAGCTGATTCGTCACGTCGCCGCGGTAGCAGTTGAAGGCCAGCGTCAGAAACGATACTTGAGGGAATGAGCTGTCCTTCGTCAGGTCGGCCGAGTCGCGAGCGGCACTCACGTGGATGCCGCACCCATCGCGGAAGGTGTTCGACTTGATCGACATCCACGCTGCTGCCTGGGTCGTGTCGCCCGACTGAGTCGGACCGATGGCCGCTGATGATCGCCAGCTCGTGTCAATGAGCACTCCCTCGATGGCATTGTCGAAAGAATTGCTGTTGACCCGGCAGCCGAACGCGCTGCCAAAGAAGGTGATTCCGCCCGCTGACCTGAAATCGTTCCAAACGTACGCATTGTTGGTGGGGGCCTGCGTGAAAAGGATCAAGCTCGTCTCATCAGGAACGATTTCCCAGGGCTCTTCTAGTGTGTGCACCCCGGCTTGTGACGACTTGATCAGCCGAAACTGACCAACCCCCTTTCCATCGATGATGTAGGCTGTCCATCGCTGACGATCGACGAGGTCGTTGAGAATGGTGACCGTGAACTCGGTCGCCTTGGTCGGTCTCGCGCGATAGCCCCCACGAGCTTCCTGCAGGATTGATTCGAGGTTCCCAAATTCAACACCCGTGTTGATCCGGCAACACGCGATCGTGGACTCAACAGAGTAGTCGCCCGGCGAGAACGCGAGACCCCGCCGCGTACCCTCCACTTCGAGACCATAGATCAGCGTGCCGCGTCCGAATGCGGGGCCGACAACCGATCCCGACTGGCTGCCGTAGACTCCCGTGAACTTGCCACCCAGGATGAGCCCAAAATCGAACGAGCCGTTGGTACTGAATGACTGGGCCGCGCCGTTGGTTCCCTCGAAAATCTGACCGCAGTGGTATTCGCAGTTTCGAAGATCCCAGAATCGATGCAGGCCGAAGCGGAAAATGACGCCGTCGACATAACCGCCATTCTTTTCGTCAGCGAGAACGCTCTCAAGACGGACCTGATTGAACCTGGGGCTGTCGATTCCAGGTCCCGCCACGATGATCGAACGCACGGTTTGTCGCGATTCATCGGGCGAAAGCTTCAGGGTGAGATCGGCGAAATAGGTGTTCGATCCTGCGAGATTGATCAACCCCACACGACCGAGAACGGAAAGGTCCCGACCATCCACATCGACGAAGTTAAATTTTCCCTCTCCTGTCGGAGCGACCGCATCGAGCGAGGGATTGACCGTCAACGCCGTCTGATTGATCCCTGCCCCCACGAGACCGACGTTTGAAGGCCACTTGAGGGTGGCAGAGGTATAGAAGACACCCGGAGGCAGTCGAACGATGACAGGATTGGATTCGCTTGCTAACGACGAACCAAACAGGAGAACCGACTTCAGTCTGTACGTGATGTCATCGCCACTTTGAGCGTCGTCGATGTTGACATATTTCGGATTCGACAGCCAAGGATCTTTCGCCCCCATCACTCGCACTGGAACGGCTTTCGGCCTCGATATCCCATAACGGTTCTCGTTGGTAAAGGCGATCAGGTAGTAGTTGCCCGCGGGGATGTTCGCAGGGATTTTGAAGCCAAGAGTTTCTCGTTTGAGATCCTTGGTGTTGCCCGTCCCTCTTCCACCCGGCTCAATCACTGGGAGGCTGTAGAGCTTCGACGTGTCGACCGGCGTGGTTCCATCCCAAAGGAATAAGCTCGGTGCCATGAAGGTGTTGGCGAGATGCTCACCGGTGATGAAATAGAGTCGGCCGGAATAGAGCTTGTTTGGATTCGCTCCAGAGAGGCCATAGATTCTGGGCTTGTTGAGGACGTAGGTGGGGGACCATCCGTCCGCATTCTTCACCGCGAAGGGACAGCAAAAGGACTGCGCGTAACTGGCTCCGCTGGGCCCCTGATCGATGGTAAGAAAGGCACTGATCACGTTGTCACTCTTGATCGAGATTGGGGCATTGACCCCCTGCTTCGACCAATCAACCGTGTTGGGCTTCTCATCCGCGAATCCGCCGTCGATCGATTCCTTGATTTCGGCAAGCTGGGCGGCGAGCATCGTCGACTTGAGGGTCATTTCTGCCGCGTACTTGAGTGTCGCTCCCGTGAACCCCTCGCCTGCGAAGAATGCTCCCCCTGATTGACGTGCATCAGGTGACCACTGCCCTACTCTCGCTACCATGATGAATGCCACTCCTTTGGTGTTGTGTCGGTTGTGTGACGACAAAGGCAATCAGACTCCGCTCGCCACGATCCTTGCTGACCGTGGCGACAGATTGCTTTTGTCGTTGAAAGGTGGAAACGGTTATGCCGATTCAGCGTGTGTAGGCTGTTCGGCTATTGCCTTTCGGTTTGCCCAGACCTTTTCAAGGGCGTCTTGGATCTTTTCTGCTTTGGCCTCGCCAACGCCACGAATGTCCGTCAAGTTCTTGCCGCTCGACGTCCAGTCCGCGATGCCGCCAACGCTCGTGATTTCGGCTTCACGAAGCTTCTCTCGGAGTGACTTCGGGATATCGAGCTCGTCGATCGAGAGGGCCCGCCAAGAGTCGTCGCCGTCATCAGGTGGAGTTGGATCAGGCTTGACGGACGTCTGCTTCCATGTCTCGATTTCGGCGCGAACCTGGGCGAGTTGCTCATCGTTGAGGTAAGCGGAAATGGTCACGTCCGGATCATCAAGCACGTCAACGAGTTCGCCAACGTCCTCGATCTCATAGTCCTCAACGAGATCAGAAAGGGCGTCAGGAACCTCGCCGTGCATGAACGCCCCGATTTCACCCTGCCGCCAGTTTGGATCGGTGAAGTACTTGGGAGCGTCGGCTGCGGAGGTCTCCGTAGCGGAAGTGGCATCGGCCGGTACGGTGGATTCCTCCTTTGCCGGCTCCGCCTTCACGGTGATCGCTTCGGATTTCTGCTCCTCGGTGATAGGGGCGGCGGGAAATAGTGAGTGCTGTCGAACGGGGCCCTCATCAATCACTTCAAGCAGTTTCGCGACTGCCGATTCGTACGAGTCCTTCGCTGCCTTCGCTTCCTTCTTCGCGTCTGACCATTCAAGGAAACGCTCTCGTACCGTCGAACGGTAATTGCGAATATCGTTCTGGTGGGCCTCGATGAGACGGAGATCCCGCTCCCTCACCGAGTCAGGGACTTGCATGATCTTCTCAATCGGCTTCGCTGGCGCGATGGCGGTGGGTGGTTGCTCGGCAAATGCTTCCGCCGGTGCTTCTGCCGTTACCTCTGACTCGGCTGTGATCTGGCCTTCAGGGCCGCCGTCGGTCTGCTCACCTTGAATATCATCGGAGGATTCATCGTCGTCGTCTTCATCATCGGCCATGTCGGCGGCGGCGAATTCTCCTTCCTCGACTTGCTGATCAAATTCCGCTTCCGCCACTTCCTCAGCGAGTTCTGTCGGTTCGCTATCGTCCATCTCGTCATCGATGGGCACCGTCGCTAGCTTGATCATTGTGTCTGTACCTGCCTTTCCTCTTTCGCTCTGGCTCCCAGGAATGGCATCGTCGCCTGAGCCGCATCCTCTGCCTGCATGTAGTTCTTTTGGGCATCATCGCGCATGATTCGGACTGTCGATGGTGCCTCAATTCCGATTCGAACCCTGCCGCGTACGACCTCGACCACCGTGATCGTGATGTTGTCTCCGACGAAAATCTTTCCGCCGGCCTTCCGTGCTAGAACAAGCATGTGCCCCTCCATGGTGCTTTTACATTGGTTCGCCGCCGCTCGCTCACCGGCGGCAACGCACCGCCACGACGGCGAACCAAGTAGCCCGAACGGGATTCGAACCCGTACTAACCGATAGAAAGTCGGTTGTGCTGACCGTTACACGATCGGGCCATGAGTCAGATTCCTCGCCTGACTTCTCGAACTTGATCCTGGAACTCGCGCACAAACTTTCGCGCGATCTGATTTGCGGTCAGCCCCTTCTCTTCGAGAAGCAGCCGGAGATGACATCTCAGCCGATCGAACGCCCGCAATTTGAGGAGATCCGAACGGGTCGCAGCCCTGCGAACATGCTCCATTTGATCCGTTCCTCTCATTTTGCTGGTCTCATTTGGTTCATCTTGCACGTTTAATGATCAAGTGTATACTATCCGACGAAGGCTATGGATGGCCACCACACGTCAGGGAGATGGCGGCAGAACCCAGCTTGCCGCAGCACACACCCGAAATGATTGATTCCATGGCACCCGCAGTTTTTTGGTTGCGTGGTACCTCGCTGCCGTGGAGTATTTTTGCTTGAGAGGCCGAGCAATCGGGGTCGGCCGGAGTATGCGCGATGGCCCAACCATCCTCACCGAGACCGCAAGTAGCGGAGTTTTTTAATCGCATGAAGCAGTCAGGGAAGGCAAAGCCAGCCAAGAAGGCGGCAACGGAACCCAACGATCTCCAAAAGAGGCAAGGCAAAGCTCTTGCCCAAGCATTGGATGCGATCAACATCACCCAACGAGATTTCGCTGATCTTGTTGGATTAACCGAGTCAAGAGTGTCGCAATTCCTAAAGGGAATTAGCTTTCCGAGTACTCGACTAGATATTGCACATCTAGCGAAATGGTCGGGGGCGAGTGTTGACGCCCTTGAGCGGGGCGAATATCTCCCTGATTCGAAGTGGTTTCCGGTCAGAAAAGAAAGCCTCCCAGCGAAGATCGACGCTCTCCTCAAGCTCCCAGGAATGAAGCCACAGATTATCGGCATGATTGACACCTACTACTCTCAGCATTGCTTAGATGCTGACGGGTAAACCGTCGGCAGATTGTTGGATTGCTTCTAAGAGGACTTTCCGCGACACCCGATAAGTTGGCTTTCGCCTATTCGGGAGTGCGAAGTTTTTCGCAGGCAATCTGCCGCTCGATATCCACCGATAAACGGTCAGTTCTGACACGCCGAGGTGTTTTGCCACCTCGGCGACGCTGAACCATTTCTTGAGCGGAAAGCTTGCAATCACATCTGCCCCCTCAGTTATTCGATGTGCTCACTCTAACTGCATTGTTTCAATTTTCAAGTTTTATCTTGAATTTTTAAGTTTTGTCTTTATCCTTCATCCATCAGCCAATTCAAACCCATCGAACAGGGAGGAGCGACCAATGCCAACGATTGGCCTGCCCATTCAGATTCCCGGTATCTGTGTTACGCACGCGTACATCACGAAAGCCACGGTCAACAACGAAGAGATTTACATCGTGCGTCAGCGGGACCATCGACCGTTCAAGGCGATGGGAATGATTCAGTACGGCAACGGCCAAGTGGCGGTGACGGATCTGGAGTCGATCCCGGAGGAGCGTGCGGAATTCATCGCTTTGCTTTGGCCTGAGCAAGCGAAGGGCTGGGAACCAAAAGAGGTGGTTCAGTGAGCCTAGTTCGAGAGCAGCCTGTCTTCGGCGTCTTGCTGAATGAATTCCCAAATCAGATTCGTGATTTGGGGTGCGTCAGCAGCAGTGATCAGGGGCTCGCCATTGTTCGAGACAGCAATGCACGCGGCGGCGGCAGCTTCCTGAAGGACGAAGTGACACCCTCGAATCAGGCATCCTTCGAAGTAAACCGGACCAATTCCACGGTACACGAAAACGCAGTGATCTTCGAAGCGGCACTGCAAAAACGATCCATTGTCCAATTCGATCTGATGGTTCCTGAACGTCTTTCTTCGGTAGCGGCGGTCCTTGTCGCTAGGCGATGTGAGAAAGGGATCGAATCCGTCGAAGTCCGTTCGGGCAATGCTCGGCATCGTCGCACTTGTTCCTGAGATCAAACTGATCAGTCCACCAGCGTAAAGGGTCACGGAATGGCCAGCAACGAAAAACCTGCACCCATGACGAGCGAGCAAATCAATACCGCCATTGTCGAGATGTTCATGGAAGGAACGACCTATCGAGAGATGAGCATCACGCTCGGTCTTGGGGAAGGGTCGATCTCAAATCGTATTCGTCGTCTTCGGGACGCAGGCGTCAACCTCCCCGCGCGTGACCCTCGAATCAGCGTCGATCAGGTTGCACGGTTGAATTCGATCATCGTCAATTCACGTTCGAAACAGTCCTAGAGAGATATCCATCACGGAGGAAGCTGTGAGCAGCGTCATTGAAATTCCGACTATCGAACTACTCCCTGGCGAAGTCCTTGCCCTGCGGACATGCAGGAAAGACATGACGAGCCACAATCGATTTCTCTGGCCGGAATCAGGTGAGGTTTCTGCACCCGATTGGAGTGAAGAAGCCTGTTGCGGGTTTGGCTTGCACGGCCTTCTGAAGGGAGAAGGTGACGGCGATCTCCTCAACTGGAAACCAGACGCCAAGTGGCTCGTTGTTGCGGTCCAGGAATCAGAGGTCGTCGATCTTGGTGGCGACAAGGTGAAGTTTCCGCGATGCCGGGTCGTGTACACCGGTGACCGCTTCACAGCGACTGCCATTATCGCGGTGCATCATCCTGGATCGGTGATCGTGGGAGGCACTGCCACGGCTGGAGACAGAGGCACTGCCACGGCTGGATACGGAGGCACTGCCACGGCTGGAGACAGAGGCACTGCCACGGCTGGATACGGAGGCACTGCCACGGCTGGATACGGAGGCACTGCCACGGCTGGATACGGAGGCACTGCCACGGCTGGAGACAGAGGCACTGCCACGGCTGGATACGGAGGCACTGCCACGGCTGGAGACAGAGGCACTGCCACGGCTGGAGACAGAGGCACTGCCACGGCTGGAGACAGAGGCACTCTCCAGATTCGATACTACGACTTCGCTGCCGGTCGCTATCGACTGACGACGGGCTACACCGGCGAAAACGGCATCGAGCCCAACAAGAAATACAAGCTCAACGAAGCGGGCGTTCTCATTCCTGCTGAGTGAGTGGGTGTACTTGCACAACTCCCGGGTGATCGATCACAAGTTCATTGATGCTCAAGATTCCCTGAAAACGGAGGTTCATTCATGGCCATCAAAGTAAGTCCACCAGAGACATCGAAACGACGAACACTCCTCGACATCGAGGATGATTTTCTCGCTCTTGATGATCTGCTTGCCGAAATGGGAGGCGAGGTCACCGAGGAAGAGGTTGAGCGAGCTATCGACAAGTGGTTCGCGGAGCTTGGCGAAGAGAGGGATCGAAAGATTCAGGGCTACCTGAAGGTTTATCGTGAACGAGAACTTCATCTGACTGCATTGGTAGCTGAGCAGGATCGGCTTGCCGCACGCATTAAGACAATTCGCTCCGCCATGGACTGGATGAAACGTCGGCTCCATCAGTTCATGCAGAACATGGGACTACCGGCCATTGGCGAAAAGGATGGGATCTTCAAGGCAAAACGTTGCAAGAACGGTGGAGCCTTGCCCGTCATCCTCTCTGATCCAAAGGCTGTTCCCGAAGCCTACATCTCGAAGCGAATCGTTGAATCCATCAACACCGATGCAATTCGCGAGAAACTCCTGACGGGCGAGCCCCTCCCCTTCGCCCACCTTGGAGAGCGAGGCGAGCATCTTCGGATCTCCTGATTTTCAGACCTAACCCATTCATCACTTTTGAGGACAGCAGCAATGGTGAAAGTAGCGAATCCGCCCGCGGAGTCTGGCGAAACAACGACTGAGCGTCAACCGCTTTGGCCTGGGGGTTTTGATCTTGGTGTCATTGGACTGACAGGTGATTTCGGCACTGGCAAGACGATCTTTGGGCTTTCGATTTGTCCTGGCTCCGACACGCTGATCTATGACGCAGAGGACGGCGCGGAGACGTACAAGACTCTCGGTTTCCATCGAGTGAGTATGTCGACTGAAATGCTGAAGAAGCATCCAAAGGGCTATAAGCCGATAGATCTATTCAATTGGTGGCTCGCTCACGTTCGGTCGATTAAGCCGGGCCAGTACCGCGTGATAGTGCTTGATCCAGTCAGCGAAATCGAGAACGGTCTCGTTGAATTCGTCCGCCAAAATCCGGCACAGTTCGGCTACACCGCTGGACAGTTTGCGGCCGCTGCTCCGCTCATGCAGGGTGCAGCGAAGGATTTTTGGAAGTCAATCTTGGTCGACATCCGTGCTCGATGTGAGACGTTCGTTTTCACAAGCCACCTTCGAAAAGTGTTCAAGGGGGGCACTCCCACCGGCAAGAAGGAACCAAAGGGTAAGGAGACGCTTTTCCAACTCGCCTCTCTCTACCTTCGGCTCGAGCGTGTAGCCGATTCAAAAGGTGTCGTTCCTGAGGTTCCTTCAGCGATTCCGCTGAAGCATCGTCTCGCAAAACACGAAATAGTCGACGGTGATCTGCAATGGATCAGCCTGCTTCCACCGCGAATTCCTACAGCAACGCCAGCGTCCATCCGAAAGTACATTCTCTCGCCTCCAGACTACTCTAAGCTCAAACCGGGCGAACGAGTCGTTGAAGAGAAGATGTCCGAGGAAGAGCTGACCGCGATGCGCTTGGCCGCCGCTGAAGCCGAACGGGAAGCAGAGGCGTTGAAGGCAGAACGACTGGACCGGGCAGACCGGATGGCCAAGCAGCGAACAGAGGTGAAAGCTGCCGCTCCTGCAGCAACGCCGACCCCCTCACAACAACCATCGATCAACGAGGTAAAGAAGAGCGTTGAGCCCAAAAACACCGAATCTCCTTCAGCAGCCGTCGTTCCTCATGTCGGCGCAGTGACTGACATTCAGCTTGGTCGCATCCGAGACTACAAGGCTGCGTGCAAAATCACCGACCCTGAAGTCTGGGCCCAGATTCTCGCCAAGCGAAACGTCAAATCGGCTCGTGATCTCACCGAGGTGCAGGCTGAAGAGCTGATCGAGTCCCTCTCAAAGAAGGCAATGAAGGTCGCTCATCAACAGGCTCACGACGAACTCGCCGTCGCAAAAAACTGACATGGCCGCGGCTCCTTCAGGGTGTCGTGGCGAAATTTGGTGCCGATCGCGTGTGGGAGATCGGCCTTCAAAGTCTTGAGTACCCTCCCACGTGGATTCACAGTTTTAACGAGGCAGATGCCGTCCTCAAGGCATTGACGTAGGTACGGCACAACGGAGGTGCAGCATGGTGCGTGTAGCGACTTCAGAGGTTTCAGAGAAGGATATCGAAGGTGGCGGAAATTACCCGGCTCCCGGGATGTATCACGTCCTCGTCGATACGGTTCGAGAGATGGTCGAGGACAATTATGTTGCTCTTGATTTTGTTGTCTTGGCTGGGGCACCGAGTGATCCAGCGGCAGGCGATCAGAGCGGAAAGAAGATCAGTGAGCGGTTCTATTTGACCGGCAAAACCGATGACGCGACGAAGGTCTGTAACCGACGACTCTCGCGTGTCGCGGTCGAACTCAGCCTCATCGAGCGATCGCAACTTGGTCAGGAGGATCTCGACATCGAGTTCACGCTCGCCGAAGGGCGTGACTGCATCATCAAGGTGAAAGAGGAGGAATACACAAAGAAGTCGGGTGAGAAGGCCAAGCGAAACGTGATGGACTTCTTCGGGATCTGGAATCCAAATCACGAAGACGTTCAGCAGGTTCCGAGAGATCCAAGCTGGGGAGGAGCATCAGCGACAGCGTCTGCTGCGTCGACCCCATCCGGTTCCAAGTCTCCACAACCGGCAGCGGCAGTTGCAGCCAGCAAGGCTGCGGATGATTTCGACGACATCTAATCGAGCACTGCTGCTGTCCTCAGGCGGCGAAGTACTTGCTCGTTGTGGGTGCTTCGTCGCCTTTCTCTGGTGGGGTGAATCATGCGATCAAAGTGGAACGACGGAACCATAGTTCATGACATACTCAGAAGAAGGTTTTTCGTTGATAGAGAAGTGGCTCAATACGGCGAAGGAGTAGCTGGTATTGTTGAGCAATCTCAAATCATAGTTGCAAACAGCGTTGTTCCTCACATGATCGAGAACAACCTTTTGGCAGGAACTATCGATCTATCCGATATTCCTGATCCGACCCCAGTATTCGATTTTTCTCTAGTTTTTTTTAATGGTTTTCCGGTCAATCCAAACCTCATCAAGGATGACACAATCGGCCAAGTGGGGGTGCAAATCATCTATGAGAAAATCGATGATCATGATGACCTATCTGGTATTTCTAGCTGTTACATTTTTCTTCGATCTATTGATGGAAAGAGGACGCAACTCGAAAACGAAGGTTACAACATCTTCCACTCCAAAAGTGGGGCGATCAATACGTGCGAAGTAGTTGATCTACCGTCAATGCGATTGCTCGGTGAATTTCCTGGGCTGCTACCCAAGGGAAGTTTTCGGTTGATTCACTTTGTTCTTGTTTCATTTTACACCATGAGCGTCATCCGGTCGCGGAGAAGACCTTTTCTCGACACATCGAAAGAATACACGCCTGTTTACGGGAAAAAATTCAGATCCAAGAAGCTTCCTGAACTATCTTGGCGAACGATATTCATTGATCCTAGTTCCTCACCTCAGTTCCATCCTTCCATTAAGAGCGGCGATGTCCGAAATCTTCCGTTACACATCGTTTGTGGACATTCCAAGAGCTTCAAAAATTTCTTCGGGCGTGGACCACGAACTGTGAAGGTGAGTCCATTTTGGAGGGGAGATAAAGATAACGGGATCGTGATTAAAGATTACGAGGTGCGACCATGGAAGAGCTAGTCGGTACCTATCAAGCGACTCGATATCGAAATGTCGAGCAAGGCTTCATGGTCGGATTCCTCGAAGACAAAACGCAACTCACCGGCCCGGCGGAACCATGCCCCGAGCCCGGAATGACATACCGATTCTTCGGCCACTGGAAAACGTCACCCAAGTACGGCAAGCAATTCAAGTTCGCGGTTTTTACTTCACACGCCCCGCACACGCGCACGGCTGTGGTGACCTACCTTGTCCGCACTCTCCGAGGGACCGGGATCGGCCAGCAAACGATTGAGCGAATCTGGGATCTCTATCAATCGGAAGCGGTTCGAACGCTTCGCATGAATCCGGCGAAGGTTGCCGAAGATCTCAAGATTGATGTGTCAAAGTGCCGCGCCGCATCAGATCGCCTCGATGAGCATACTTCGAGTGAGAACACGACCGTTGACCTGATCGGCCTATTTGCTGGCCGTGGATTCCCGATGGCAACCGTCAAGGAAGCAATCGATCGATGGGGTACGCGTGCTCCCGGGCTCATTCGGCGGGATCCCTACTTGCTGATGACTCATCGACTCCCGGGCGCGGGCTTCGCGCGATGCGACACGCTTTACCAGTCGCTTGGTCTTGATCTCTCAAAACTAAAGCGGCAAACGATCTGCCTTTGGCATCACCTTTTCTCGATGGGAAGTGGCGACACGTGGCACCCGTACAAAGATGCGTGCGACGGACTTCGACGAAAGATCGGCGGCGTGGACGTCACCCCGAATAAGGCGATCCGCCTGGGCATGCGAGCACGTTGGATCGCGATACGAAAAGATTCAGACGGCAAAGGCTGGCTTGCGGACGGGAAGTCGGCGAGGAACGAACACGATCTTGCCGATATGCTCATCCAACTCAACACCGCTCCTGTCCGCTGGCCTGAAGTCAACCACGGTCTCAGCGATCATCAAGCCGAGCAGGTCAGCCTTGCCACATCGACAGCGATTGGAATTCTCTCTGGCACACCTGGGACCGGCAAGACCTATTCCGCCGCGGCAATCATTCGGGAGATCCTGAATCGGTACGGACATGGTGATGTGTGTGTGTTGGCCCCTACCGGGAAAGCCGCTGTTCGCGCGACAGAATCGCTCGCCAAAGCTGGGATACAGGGCCTCACCGCAACGACGATTCACCGTGCTCTTGGGATCGGCCGTAACGGTCATGGCGATGGAGATTGGGGTTTCCGATATGACCGAAAAAATCCTCTGCCCCAACGATTCATCATCGTCGATGAAACATCCATGGTGGATACGAATCTCCTTTGCTCGCTCGTCAGTGCAACGAAACAGGGGACGCAAATACTCCTCATCGGCGATCCTTACCAACTCCCTCCAGTTGGCCATGGTGCCCCTTTTCGTGATCTGATCGCTGCTGGCATTTCGCACGGCTGCTTGACCGAGATCCAGCGGAACTCCGGGCTCATCGTGAAGGGTTGTGCTTCGATCCGTCAAGGGAACCGAGTCGAGGTATGCCAACGGTTTGATGATGAGGGGAATAATCTTCGGATTGTTCCATCAACGTCACCAGCAGCCACGATGACGACTATCCGCGCCGTGTTCGAAGCGGTCGTTCGTAAGGGTGCCCGTGATCCAATTGAGGATATCCAAGTTCTCGTCGCGATGAACGAAGCGGGCGTTCTCGGTCGGAAGAAGCTCAACTCACAGCTTCAGGCCATCCTCAATGCGGATGGAACACAGATCAAAGACAATCCGTTTCGGCTCGGGGATAAGGTGATTTGCACGTCGAACGGATGGTATCCATCGATGTCGGGAGCAGTGACGGGAGGTGTGACTCTCCCCGAGTTCCTGGCGAACGGAGACATCGGACGCGTGACCGAGGTGGGTATCGGCCTCGTGGTCATGGAGTTTCCATCGGTCGGGGACGGACCCCGACGCGTCCGAATTCAACTAGGTACCGAATGGGCGAAGAATTTCGAGCTCGCCTATGCCATTACCTGCCACAAGAGCCAGGGGAGTGAATGGCCGGTGGTAATCATTCTGGCTGATGAATCGGCGTCCCGCGTTGCTTCGCGTGAATGGTGGTATACCGCCGTCAGTCGTGCGAAAGACAGATGTCTCATCATTGGAAAACAGTCCGTGATGGAAGCACAGGCAAGACGCCAGCTTCTCAACAAGCGAAAGACGTTCCTCGTCGAAATCATCAAAGAGATCACGGAAGAGAGAAAGCAATGGCTAGCCGATCATCCGGATTTGGTGAGATCCGATTCAGCCCTTTCGTTGTCGCCATCGACACCCGAGAACAGCACCCTTTCACCTTCGACGGTCTGAAAGATGGACCGCCAAACAAGCTACATCCGCTCATCGTCAAGACTGAGGGGCGAACCCTTCAGTCTGGCGATTATTCGATCGTTGGCCTTGAAGATCGAATCAGTGTCGAGCGGAAGAGCTTGGAGGATTTGTACGGCACGCTGACCCATGGTCGGGAACGTTTCGAACGAGAGCTTGAACGACTTCAACGTATGACTTTCAGCGCTGTTGTCGTCGAGGCTTCTTGGATTACAGTTTGTCGTCGACCGCCGGAACGATCGCAAGTCATTCCCAAAACAATCTATCGATCGATTCTCGCATTCTCTCAACGCTATCTGAAAACGCATTGGTACCTGTGCGACTCCAGAAGGTTCGCAGAGGTTACCACCTACAGGATTTTAGAGAGATTCTGGACGGATCATGTCATCAAGCCGGCGGCGGAGCAGCGTCGGTTGCAACGGATTAGCACCTCTGACGGATTAGGATTCCATGGCAAAGAAAACGGCAGCCGCAAGTAAGTACGCGTGGGATCAAGCTCGCGCCGATATCCTCACAGCGATCGACGTGCAAGCCGAATACCTTTCGTGGGGTGTCCGCCTGAGTGGCGAGCCAAACGATGAAGGTTGGATTTCATGCTTCGCTCTCGGGCGAGAGGATTCGAACCCGTCCGCCGGCATCAATGTTGGCGATGGTCCATTACGGGGTCGATACCGCGATTTCGGTGACCCATCACCTGATAACTCGATGAGCTTTTGGTACGCGGCCGCGAAATTTGGCGGTCATGCCGATCACATGGCCGCCCAGCGTCACTATGCCGCCGAAGCAAAAATCACCCTTCCATCCAACGAGGACTCGCGCGATTGGTCTACTCAGATCGAATTTCAAAAGTGGCTTCCACCAATCGCCATTGCCTACGGAAAAGAGAAGCCGCCAATCACACCAGATGCCCTGGAGCGAATGGGGGCCAAGCGCGGTCAGTGGCCGAAGAATGCTAAGCACAGACACACGATCTTTGCTCTCCCGATTTACGGTCCGCTTCTCACCGAGTCCGATCCAACAGGATGGGTCGTCGTCAACGCCTACGGAAAGAAGCTGGAAGTCTATCAAGGTGAAGGGAAGCCGACGACGTCGGAGAAATCACATACACTGCGCGCGTCGAAATCTGGGCTCATGAATCGGTTCGCCCTTCAGCACATTGCCGCCGCCGAAGTCATCTGGAAGGTGGAGGGCGTTACGGATTGTCTCGCCCTAGAATCGATGATTCCGGAAGAATTTCGCGGTCGACACGTCGTCATCACCAACAGCGCGGGAGCGAGCGAGCGGCCACGACCTGAATTTCTAACAGTCCTTGCTGGGAAGGACGTACGTGTCATTCACGATGCGGATGAGCCAGGGCAAGTCGGTGCGAAGGTATGGGTCACCGCTCTCACGCACGCGGGTGCGACCTCGCGTAACGTCGAGATGCCATTCACGATCAGTGACAAGCATGGGCAGGACCTGAGGGACTATTTCAACTCGGGGAAAACGTACCAGGATTTGCTCGACCTCGCTGAGCAGACGAAGCCGATCGAGAAATCAGAAGTCAAAGAGGACTCCGACCATGTTGCGGAAACCGAGATTTGCAACCTGATCCAACTCGATGTGTTGGGTGAGCATGATGATGGCCGAATCCGGGTCTATTCGAAGAAGCGGAAGAAGGTCGTCACCATTCGCGACATCAACCGGCTGCAGCTCCCCCAATTAATTCAAATTTGTGGATCTCCCGCGCGCGACAACGTCACCGAGAAAGGGGACGAAAACAAATGGGAGCTTCGAGTTGTCCGGGAGTCGATTGCCATGCTGGCCGGCCAAAGGCAGATCGACGACGGGTCGATGCTTGGGCAAGGATGCTGGCCTATCGATGATCACGCGATCTGTATCGTCAACGGAGGACGGGCGGCGGTGTGGAATGGTTCGAAGGTTTTGGAGCCGAACGAATCACCTGTTTGCCGTGGGAAGCTTCTCGATCTCGCGAATACTGAACCTTGGGTTGATTTCGATCGCCTCTCGGTCTATCTGAACCGCGCCGCTTCCACGGAATGGTGCAGTCAACAGATCGCACAGGCAATCGATATCTTTCGTCGGTGGAAGTGGAAGGGTCAGCACGATCCGGAACTCGTCGTCGGTTTGATCATGGCGACCTTCATGCAGGTCTGTTTCGAGTGGCGACCTCAAGTCGCTCTCATGGGTGAAAGCGGAACCGGCAAAACCACCCTCTTTCAATTCCTCGTCAAGCTCTTCGGGAAACTCAACGTCAGCGGCGAGAAGCCGAGCGAAGCCGGCCTACGACAAGCGATCGGAAATTCATCGAAGGCGATCCTGCTTGACGAGTTCGAACATGACAAGCATCGGCAATCAGTCCTCGAGCTTATCCGCACGGCCTCACGCGGAGAGTCGTCGGCAATTCTTCGAGGATCTCAGGACCAGAGAGGAAAACGCTTCGCTCTCCGCCACATCTGCTGGGTGGCCGCCATCGAAATTGGACTAAAGCGAGATCCAGATCGAAATCGTTTCGTCCAGCTCGAGCTTGTGAAGCCTCCTATTGAGGAGCAAGGAAAACTAACTCTCCCGTCTTCCAATGAGGCTCATGATTTAGGCCTCAGGTTGCTCGCTGTGGCGGTCGAGAGCATCTGGAAGGCCAGAGACATGGCCACGCAGCTTCGCGGGCGATACGGAGCCACTCCAGACCGCGTCGTTGAAAGTTACTCGGTACCTGTGGCCATGCTTATGGCGGCAAGTGGAATCAGTGTCACGGATGCCCGCGCGTGGATGACTGAATTACTGGACGGCGGTGATTTTGAAGAAACCATGATGAGCGATCAAGATGAACTGGTTGATGCAATTCTTTCCGCTGACGTCTGGGTTGAACGAGGCAAGGAAACGGTCGGGAGAATCTTGTCAGGAGAGACGGCGGACAAACCAGGGGCAGTGACGAGTCTCGAGGGCTGCGGTATCACGCGAGTTTCTAGCGGTGGAGACAGGAGCCGCCGAGAAACAAATCCATGGATAACCTTGAACACTGTTTTCATCGCCCACCGAACCGTGTCTCAGAAATTATTCCGTGGATCGAAATGGGAAAACCAATCACTCGACCAACTGCTCCTCCGAATTTCTGGGGCAAAGAGAGGTCAACGAAAAATTTCCGGTAGGTATTCGCGCGGGGTGGAAATTCCGATTGAGGCATTCAATTTAGGAAAAGAGGACTACTAGTGTGATTGTGTGATTGATGTGTGATTGATAAATATGACATAAAACAATAATACATAAACACTTATAAACATCAATCACACAATCACACAATCACACCACTACTGACTTACACGTACGCATGCACGCCCGCGCCCGCACACGCGCAAGCTGTCTCTATGGTGGTGTGATTGATGGGATTGTGTGATTGATCGGTTAAGTTGGCTTTTAATAAGGGTTTATAATTTTGGGTCAGTGTGATTGATGTGTGATCAGGAGTGTGATTGATGTCTGTATGGCCACCAAAACAGCCGATTTCAGCTCTGATCTCAGAAATCGAGGCCACTGGAATCATCCTCTCCATTGCCGGGGAGAAAATTCGCTGCACTCCTGCCGGGCGGATGACCCCTTCTCACACCGAGGGGCTGAAGCAGAGACGCGATGAGGTTATTGAATACCTGCAGGGCCGAGAAAAGAAATCCCAGCCAGACAATCAGACCAGCGAACCACCTGCCGCGCCGCGAGAGGACCGACCCTCCACACCGACGGTATGGATCATCTATGAGGGGACAGACGGGCTTGATCACGCGATCACGAAGGATGACTACGATGAAGCGAGAAATTACCTCTGGGGTCCAGACGACATGGTTCCAAATCCGCCACTAAAAAATGGAGGGCGAAAACGGTGGGTCGCAATCCCCGCCGGAGAATACCCATCTTGTTGGCATGCACCTTTCTACCTGCCCGATGGATCGATGTGGCAGCCCTCTCGACATGACGAGGAACCCAAACAGGCGGTGGCATGAAACGGATTGTTCCTATTCCCAAAAGACTGCTCTGCCGGAGGTGTAAACGTGGTCGTCTTCGATCATCGGATGCCGATCGCGATCAAATTCAACTTGGGGAGTACGAACGACGTTGTCAGATGACTTGCCCGAAATGTGGCTACTCGAAGTCTATGCTTGAAACCTTTGTGGGAATTGAAGAAGATGATCATTCCTCCAACCCTCAAATATCGCTTTTCGAATGAGCTACTCGGCTAGTAGCTGGCCTATTCATTCCGACCACCCTCATTTGCAATCATTCTCTCGACACCAACACTGTATTCGCATTTTCAGCGTCGAGGGATGGAATGGGACTCTTCAAAAATCTGCTCGCAAGGTTCGTCACCAAACAGGCCTTGGATCAACTTGGGACGAGGATTCGTGCTTGGTTGATCGTCGCGATTGATGCAGGCCTCGCTTATCTCGGGACCCTGATCTATCAGTGGGTCAATACGCCTGCAGATGACGTGATTATGTCCGCACGGGACGCGTTCACGGCGAGCCAGTCGGCTGCTGGATTTGCGACGATCACGGCAATTCTTTCATTTGTAATCCGGGTGGTCCTGCCTCTCTTGGGAACCTTGTTTTCAAACCCGACTCCTCCATCCGCCGTCCTATTGTTCGCTCTCTTTATTCCGTCAGTTGCTCTGTCCGCGCCGATTAGTGGCCCAGACGTCGTGGGGGTGGCTCGCTTCACTGCAACCGACCTGCCGAAAACATCGATCCCCGTTTGGGTCGTCACTCCGGAACCAGAGCGAGGAGGCTACCAGACGAACAAGGATGGCGAGTTCGAAGTATGGGGGCCACCAGGAACGACCCACAAAGTGATTTTGATCGAGATCGCGCGCGACGGTTCGCAAATCCGGACCGAACACGTTTTCACGTTCGGTGGAAATGTTCCATCGCCAACACCTGGGCCAATCAACCCTGATATTCCCGATGGTGATCACGGCTTGACGAAATGGGCTTATGCGATCGTTGCCAAGTACCCGATGGTCGATCGAGTGAAAGGGCACGATGTAGCCGCCGCCTTTCGTTCTGCCTCCTCTCAACTCAGCCAGAATCAGCCCATCAAACTGACGATCAATGGAACTGTGAAGACATACGACGCCAACCCGGCCGGCTTGCAAAAGGCTTCGATCGAGTATCTCGCCGCTTCGGGTGGTCAATGGCCATCACTTAGTCCGCAGATCGGCGACAAGGTTCGATCGATCACGGACGTGAAACGGCAAACATCGTTCTACGTGACCTCATGGAACGCTATCGCTGAAGGCATTGATCGAGCCGCAAACGCCAAGTAGCTCTCGATTCTGCCTGAATCCGCCTGAATCACATCAAGGGAGATTTTGACATATGACCTCGATCCGTCGTTACCTGACCCGAATGAGCCGCGGAGCCTTAAGGGTTTTCGCGATCATCGCTCTGGGGATGGTGTCGCTGGTTTGCGCGGCTGTCCTCTATTCGTTTCTGACTTTCAATCCTGAGGCCGAACAATCACAGCTCCAGGTGATGACCTCGGAGCAGAAGCAAGCCCTTTGCGGATGGGCTGGCGAGGAGATCGCCAAGAGCGAAGGGAGGCGACTGGCCGCGCGCTTCGTCCCTTTTCTGATCTCAAGAGCCGACGGCGGTCAATGGGTGACCGAGGACCGTAGGTCGGTTCTGTGGGATGCGGCGATCAAGGTTTTGGGTCATCACATCCCGACGAAAAAGCAACTCGTCGGTGATTGCGTTTCATTCGGTGCTGCTCACGCGTGCGAATACCTTCTTGCTGTTCAGATTGCGACCGGTTCGGATCAGGAATGGCATGAGATCTTTCCGCCTTGGATTTACGCCGGATCGCGAGTGGTTATCGGTCAAGGGCGAATCGGTTGCCGATCAGACGGGTCCGTTGGAGCATGGGCGGCTGCATGGCTGCTCGAGTCTGGTGGTGGTGCTCTTCAAGCGGATGCCCCGGGTGTGCCCGCCTACTCCGGCTCGCTCGCGCGTGACTGGGGTTGTCATGGACCTCCAAAGCAATTCGCGGATCTCGCCAAGCCAAACTTTTTGAAGTCGGCTGCACAAGTCTCTTCATGGCAAGAAGTTCGCGACGCATTGATCAACGGCTATCCCGTCACGATCGCCTCGAATGTCGGCTTTGAGGGTCGTGCCTACGAGAAGGGTGGCAAGCTCTTCCGCGACCCGCGAGGGTCATGGGGTCACCAAATGGTGATCATCGGGTATGACCTTCAACCCGAGCCATGCTTCTTCATCCTGAATTCATGGGGTCCAGACTGGTGCGAGAAGCCGATTGACGGCGCTCCCCTCGGTGGTTTCTGGGTCCGTGCCTCAGCCGTTCAACGGATCGTTAGTCAGCAGGACAGTTTCGCCTTCTCCGATGCAAGCGGATTTCCCGCGCGTGAGTGGGACGTGATCATGTCCGGCCCAGCTAGGGAGGAAAGTCGAGATGATTCTCTCGATCGTATTATCGTGCATCCTCGGTCAGTCGCCAAGCGAGATCGAGTGGCCGGTGACTATGCCATCAGCCCATGAGGCTGATGTGACGGAGTGGGCGGTAACGATGCCTACTCAAGCGGATGAGATCGAGTGGCCGGTGACTATGCCATCAGCCCATGAGGCTGATGTGACGGAGTGGGCGGTAACGATGCCTACTCAAGCGGATGAGGTCGAGTGGGCGGTGACTATGCCAGTGGCTTGGAAGCCAAAGCAGTCCGCGTGCGGCTGCGTGAATGGGTGCGGATGTCAACTCGGCATCTGCGGATCTGAGCAATGTCCCAGCCGACCATCACCAGCGACTGCACCCGCTTCGGAGCCATCGCCCAAATGGTGTCGATCGCTCGAAACGGATCACGGAACAGCCCTTGGCGTCTGGCTCTACCCGAACGGAACCTATGCGTTCCCTGGAAGCACAGAGCGGAAGCAAGTTAGATCGACCGTGCGACTAAGTGATGTGCCTGTCTTTGGCAACTGCCCGTCGTGTCGGCGATGGTAAACGTTGAACGGCTCATCGAGATCCTGCTCACCTTCGTTCTCGGCACTGTCATCGGGTGGATGGCAAAAGATGTCATCGATCGACTATGGGGATAAGCGATGAGCAAGCCACACGCGTTCATGCACGATGTCTCCATCGAGCAATGTGCCCATGTGCTGTACCGCTATCTCATCGCTTGGTCACCCGATGAATGGGAAATCAATTTCACCGAGGGAAAGTGGCGTGCCAAAAGCTCTCGTGGCGAAGAGCTTGCCCCGCAGACGCGTTACGAACATGCCATTTCCGCATGGCATAAAGAGCTTTGCTCGAAACACGACATCATCGGGAGCTAGATCGTGATTCGATTGAAGGGATTCGTTGACCTGACCATCGGCGAAACGGCGTGCTTTCGATCCAAGCCATTACGCGTCCGCGTGCGTGTCGCGGGCGTGACCTGTTATGGAACTCTCAGCAAAAGGAGAAAACACATCATGGGTTTCACCATGGATGCTGCCGGCCCTGATTCGTCTGTCGAAGTGGAAGTTGTCGCAACCGATGAGAAGGGCAATGAGATCGGCCCCGTGCCAGTCCGCCTCACCTTCACCGAGGTCGATGAGAACGTCATTACTTTTACCGAGGGGTCAGAGGCAGGAAAGTACACCGCCGTTGCGAAGGGTCCAGCCACCCACACCGTTGTCGCGATTGCTTCGGCTGATGACCCTTCGCAGGTCGGTCTTGTTGATGTGACGGTCAAGCCTGGGCCGCCAAAGAACCTCGATCTACGTCGTGTCACCGCAGCGTAGTCGATCCTGATCAGACTGAATAGCACCACCAAGAATCACGGATGAGGCTTGATCTTCGTCCGTGATTTAATCCCGGGAACATTGCGTGATCGCTTGGATGAAGCTTCCAAAGCAAAACACTCACCACGAAAAGAATTACCGCGTCATGGGGATGACTCATGACGATCAGGAATTCTTGTTTGCGATGGGAGTGACGCAAGAGGAATGCCTTCAAGCCTTCCGAGAGTCCGTTCTCAGTTACAGCCATTCAGAGCTTCGAACCGTCGACTTCGCATGGATGGAATCTTGGACCTACGACGCCTTCAAGCATCGATTCCTGTGGAAGTCGATTGCTGACGTTCCTTTGAAGCGAACCCGATTACGTGCCGCCGCGATTCATCAACATAGTGTTCGACGAGGTGATGGATGATCACGAAAGAGCGACCCACGACTAGGAAGCGATTGAGGAAAGCGATCGAGACGGAGTCGCTCTTTCGCCTAAAGGATCCGGTCGGGCGATGGTGGCACCATTTGTCGGAACGGCGAAATCAGAAAAAGGTCGCCCGCTATCGCCTCAACCAAGAGTTCTACGGTCCGCCAAAGGAATCGCTCGATCCTCTCCCGGTCAATCGGGTAGCGTTCTACTTCGAAAAGCTACGCGGGATCACTCCTCGCGTCGCAATCAGCCCCATTTTCCCCGATCCGTACGGCCGGACGGGGGAACTCGACCCGAACCCGCCCCTGGAGGCTCAATCGGTTCGCTCCCTGGTTGCGACCAGCGGCTCATCGGTGACACCCGATACAACCCCGGACACAGGGAACGCGATCGAGATGCCGGTCGGTTACTCCGAGCTGATGATTTATGTCGGCGATCTGGGGCTCGCGACCGAGAAAGCAGTCCTGTACGTCAAAGTCGGGTCCGCCGCCGTTAAGGAGGTCGAAGTCCTCTCGTGGGGCTGCTACTGCCTTCAGGACGTCGACGGAGAGACCATCGCGTTCGGTGCGGCCACGAACGCCCGCAATTCGAACAGCCTAGTCAACGGGACGCTCCCACTCAAGGCGGTCGCGACGATTGGGCAGGCCCAAGTCGCTCCGAGTGGCAAGACGGGAACGATCAGCCTCGACCGTTGTCCTCCGAACCTCTACACGCCGGCTCGCGCGTGCATCGCCTTCGATGGGGAGTTTCAACGGTTCGGAATCGCTCCCGCCGCTGTAAAGCGGGACATCTTCCTCGTCGAATGGGATGGCGGGGTCAACGTGACGCCCGTTCGTCACATTCACATTCCCGAGAATCAACCGATCGTCGTCGAGTGCCGCTATCCGGTCCTATTCCTCGCCTCAATCGATACGGCGACTCTCACCGTCTCGACGCCGGCGGGGGCGAACCTGGCGACCGATGCGGGAATCGTGTGGGAGCCATCGTTCACCGCAAGCAAGGTAATCACCGTTTCGACCGTTGCCGAGTTCAAAACGGCGATGAATGACGCCAGCGACAACGTCGAAGTCCGAATGATCGCGGGAGTCTACGACCTTCAGGCGGCCGGAAGCTCTTTCTGGATGCGGATCAACAGTTATGGGTCCGCCATGAGCAAGAACCGTCGCATCGTGACGGCCAGCGGGGGGAAGGACGTCATCTTCCGCGTCGCGAATCCGGGGACCGAAGGGGGGCAATGGTATTGCCAGCTCTACAACGGGACGAGCGCCGTTTCGTGGATCATCAAAAATGTGACGTGGGATATCACGGGGCAAGTTGTTCTGACGGAGCTCGGATCGCCCGACGGGATGATCGAATTCCGCCTCTCGTACGGGTCGACATGTCACACGATCGGCTGCGTGGTCACGGGGGCGATCGTTTCGATCAACACGAATGCCACCACAGGGGGCGACACCTCGATCAAGTGGCAATGCTTCAGTGGGACATCGGTCAACTATGCGGCATGGTGCAACTTCTCGGGCGCCGCTGACGATCTGACCGCCGCGAACAATCAGGGAGCGGGCTCCTGCACGCTCCACCAGATCGGGAACTATCTCGACGGGAACGGGTCGCGAAATGATGCCCAGATCGTGACGAACCACAGCGGCGGGATCATGGCCCTTTGGGGATGTTCGTTTGGGAACCTCACCACAGGAACGACGACGCGTGTCGCCTCAGACGGGCCGAGTTCGCCGGACTATCTCCTCTTTTGCCGATCCTATCCCGCCAACTTCGTAACGGTGATCGGGATCAACGTCACAGGGAGCGGGCCGAACAACCCCTCATTCCTCCACTTCTGCGACTTCCAGGCGGCGGGGGTGTTCGACGCGATCAAGTCCGTCGTCTGCTCCACGATCAAGACCTATACGACCGGTCGGCCGATGGTCTACACAACGTCGACGATCACAAGCAAGTGGATCGGGTCGGATCTTTACTCCGCGACGACAGGTTCCGACATCATGCTCGATGCAAACGATGGGAACGTCCTCGTCAGAGGATGCCGGCTCACCTATCGATCTTCGTCGACGGGTGTCGGCATGATGCGAGTATTTCGATCAACCGGCGGACCCTGGACCGGAACGGTCGCTCAATGTCTATTCCGGGTTCTCTCCGGGGCAAACCCTTATTTCAACTTGAGCAATACGGGGACTTCCGCCAACCAGCAATACGCGATCACGAACACGATTTTCGTGACGGGAGGAGCGGGAGCGATCGGGCTCGGAACGACCGCCAACAGCACGACGAACACGATCGCGAATTCGTTCATTCAGAAGCCAACGGATGTCAACACGGCTCCTAACAACTGGGATACGCGTTTTCCGACGACGACATGGGCGAGCCTTGGCACGAACAAGAAGTCCTCTAGCGCGCCAAACCTCAACAGCTATGACCAAGCGGTTCACCTGGGGGACGCTCAGGACGTGGACGGGCTTGGTGGGACGGGGGTCATCGGTTCGACTGACGTTCATGGGCGACCGTTCCTTGGTGGAGCGTGGGACATGGGGTGCGCGGAGTCGACGGCGGTTCGATCGAATGGCTTTCTGCGTCCCCTGGTTTGGGTGTCGGCATAAGAGAAAGGGTCACGCGATGGTAGGGTTCAAGCCTCAAACATCCCGAGCAACGCTCTCATCCGCTGGGGATTCGACGAGTCCGGTCCGGAACAGGGATGAGAAGATCTTCGTGAAGGTCGTGAACTCGTTCACAGGATCATTGCGGCTCGCGTTTTCGACCGATGAAGGGGTGAGCTATCAGGATCTCACGATCGACAAGGACGGGAACAGCTTAGACATCACGGGGCCGTTCTCTGGGCCGGTGCTCGTCGGGCCAGTGGGAGTGCTCTGGAAAGTGCGCGCCGCGACGTTATCAGGTGGGACGCCCGAAGTGACCGTCATCGGTTAAAACGCACGAAAATCGAGCATTTTAACGCACGTTCGGCCCATATCACGGCTCTATTAGAGCTTGAGCCCATATGGGGACGGGCCCATATGACGAAAGCCCTAATAGGCCCGAGCCGATATGGGCCGAAAGGGTCCTTCCGGGGGGTGGGAATCGTTTCCCGAGTTCGCCCGGAAAACTCGAAAAACCACACTTAGTTTGTTTAACCTGGTTTAACAAGAGGCCATCCCTGTGGCCGAAATCTCCCATCGCGAAAAAATGGCGGAGGTCAGCCGCCAGAAATCACAGCACGCCCGTGAGATTGGGCCCCTTCCTGCTGTGCAGAATCCAAAGCGACGTGCCAAAGCGGAAGAGAATTTGGAGTACTTCCTCAAAACTTATCTGCCGTTGAAGTTTTATCTGCCGTGGTCCGCGGACCATCGTCTTGCAATAGCGAAAATCAAGTCGGCCATTATCAGTGGTGGATGCTTTGCATTCGGCATGCCACGAGGTGATGGCAAAACTTCGCTCTGTGTTGGTAGTTCCATGTGGGGCACGTTCACCGGGCGACGTCGATACATGCTGAATGTCGGCGCGGAGGGTGGTGCAGCGACTGGCATGCTGCAGCAGATCAAGACCGAGATCGAGAACAATGATCTGTTGCTCGCTGATTGGCCTGAAATCTGTTACCCTGTGCGGTGCCTCGAAGGAATTTCGCAACGGGCCCATGGCCAACTACTCGACGGCAAGAGAACGCACATCACGTGGGCGGAGAACAAGCTCATCCTCCCTACCATCGAGGGATCAAAGTCCTCAGGCGCCACAATCGAAGTCGCTGGTATCACCGGAAAGATCCGTGGACTGGTAACCACTGATGCGATGGGCAACACCTTTCGCCCTGACATCGCTCTCATCGATGACCCTCAGACGGATGAGTCAGCACATTCCGAATCACAGTGCCGGTCTCGATCACGAATCATCGAGGGTGCCATCTCTGGGCTCGCCGGCCCTGCCAGCGCGATGACGTTGTTGATGCCCTGCACCGTGATCGTCGAGGGTGACCTTGCCGATACGTTCCTGACTCCAGACAAGAAGCCAGCTTGGAAAGGGGAACGATTCAAAATCTGCTACTCGTTGCCCACGAATCAGGAGCTTTGGGATAAGTACGCGGAGATCCGGAAGGACGAGCAGAAGAGCTCTCCAAATCACGAGACACCTAAGGCGAATTCGTTCTATCGCAAGCATCGTAAGGCGATGGATGCTGGGTGCACCCCCGCATGGAAAGAGCGAAAGATGCCGAATGATGTGTCGGCAATCCAGTCACTAATGAACATTCTCATCGACAAGCCCGAAGCGTTTTGGGCTGAATACATGAACCAACCAAAGAAGGACGATGATGCCGCCAACACCCTCACCGCGGATGACGTTGCTTCGAAGGTGAATGGGTTCGCGCGACGGATCGTGCCCGAGTACTGCACTCGTCTGACCGCCTTCATCGACGTTCACGCGGGAGCCCTCTATTACGTGGTGGTTGCGTGGGAGGAAAACAGCACAGGATACGTCGTGGACTATGGAGCGTGGCCTGAGCAAAAAGAGAAGTGGTACCAGCTCGCAACGATCAAGCGAACCATCCCTAAAGTCCTGAAGATCTCTGATCTCGAGGGGAGTCTCTGGCAGGCATTGGGGATTCTGGTCGACGATCTGAATGGCGAGTGGAAGCGAAGCAATGGATCATCGTGTTCGATCGACCGAATCATGATTGATGCCAACTGGCACCTGTCGCAGGAAACGGTTTATCGATTTTGCAAGCAGAGTCCGCACCGCCGCATCCTCACACCGAGCCACGGCCAATACCATCGCGCGTCAAGTCAGCGATTCAAGAACATGCGGGCGGCGAACGGAGAGCGAGTCGGCTCTTTCTGGAAATTGACCGCTCCGACAGCGAAGCGGATCCGCCACTGCTCTTGGCACACGAACCACTGGAAATCCTTTGTTTATTCGAAGCTTGGTATTCCCTACGGACAGGCGACATCCATCTCGCTGTGGGGGAGTGATCCGACCGAACACGCTCTCTTTTCCAGTCACATGATGGCTGAGTATCGAACAGTGATCGAGGTGAACGGTGAGAGTGCTGACGAATGGGATCAGCGACCAGAGCGACCGGATAACCACTGGTGGGATGGTCTCGTTGGTTGCGCGGTCGGTGCGTCCGTCGAGGGCATCTCGCCGCTGGGACCTCCACCGAAGAAGAAGAAACGCCGACGGCTTCGACTGTCTGAACTTCAGGGGGCACGCGAATGAGTGACAAAGACGTGAGCATTCGTTGCCCTCAGTGCCATTGCCGCCATTTCCTCGTGGTGTGGGTTCGCCATCACGTGAACAAGATCGTTCGCCGTCGCGAGTGCCGACACTGCGGGAAGCAAGTCACGACCAGCGAAACGATTGTTCAAACGCACGCCAAAAAATAAAAGTTACACCGGTGTAACTTACTTTGTGGGTCGGGATGAAAATTCATCGGTCATCGGCATCAATGCCCATGTGGCACGCGCGTGTCACGGCGAGGGCAATGATGGCTGAAGATCTTTCTCAACAAATCGCAGATGCTGCGAAGGGACCTTCCTCAGTCACCCAGGATGGTGGGACCACAACTGCTCGCTCGATCAGTGACTTGATTGCCGCTGATCGCCACCTCGCCGCGAAGGCAGCAGCGAAACGCCGTAACGGTGGAGTCCGTCGACAGCGGATCTCTCCCCCAGGGTCACTCGGTGATTGACGCACTCGGTTCGATCACGATCGATGTAGGCATGAGCAGCATTGCTGCTTCGGTGCCCGCTTGCCACTTGCCGGTGGCTGACCGCGTCCATCGACCTGGACAGCGACGTCATCACACAAATGGCGGTGTCCGCTCTGCTTACGATTCTTCCCAGACAACTCGCAGCAACGAGCGGCACTGGTCCCAGGCCGATGGCCTATCCGCCGCCGCTGCCGCCTCTCCCGGTGTTCGTCGTATTCACCGCAATCGCGCTCGATACGAGAACGATAACAGCACCTATATCCAGGGAATCAAGTCGACTCTATCCACCGACACCATCGGAACCGGACCGAAATTAAACATCCACTCTGACGATACCGATGGAGCTCGGTTCGTTGAGGAAGAGTTCGCGAGGTGGTGCAAGAAGACGAAGTTTGCCGCCAAGCTTCGCACGATGAAGAATGCCAAGACAATTGACGGCGAAGCGTTCGCCCTGCTCATCTCGAATCCGAAAATCAATCACCCTGTAAAGCTTGATCTGCGACTGCTTGAGGGTGAGCAGGTATCAACGCCAAACCTTCTGACTCAAACAGATTTGCGTGTCGACGGCATCGTGTTCGATGAGGCCCACAACCCCATCGAGTATCACATCCTGAAGTACCATCCTGGCAATCTCGGCATTGGTGGTTTCTCGCAAGAGTTCGACCGTGTTCCCGCGGAGAACGTGATCCACTTCTTCCGTGAGGACCGTCCTGGTCAACCTCGCGGAATCTCCGAGGTTCAGGGCGCCCTGCCCCTCGCTGCCAATCTTCGCAGGTACACGATCGCTGTGATTGAGGCCGCTGAAACGGCCGCCAATCACTCTGGGATTATTTACTCAGACGCACCGGCGAACATCGATCCCGATGAAGATGACATCGATACGCTCGAGCCACTCGACACCGTGACCATTGATCGGAATGTGCTCACCACATTGCCGATGGGTTACAAGATGGAGCAGATGAAGGCCGAGCAGCCGACCACGACTTATAAGGAATTTAAGGGGGAAGTTCTCAATGAAATTGCTCGTTGTGAATCCATGCCCCGTAACATCGCGACAGCCGATTCCTCTGGTTACAACTATTCCAGCGGCCGACTCGATCATCAAATCTACTTCAATCAAATCGACGTCGAACGATCAGAAATCGAGATCATCATCCTTGATGTCGTCTTCTCACGATGGCTGAGCGAAGCGGCTCTCATCGCTGACTATCTTCCCGACTCGTTCCGCATGTTTCCCGATAACGTCGAGCACGAATGGCATTGGAACCAACCGATCTCCATCGACCCGGTGAAGGATTATACCGCCGACGAGATCGCACTTCGCTCGGGTCAGAAGACTTATGCCGATGTCTATGCCAAAGATGGCCGCGACTGGGAGCCAGCTTTCGAACAGATGGCTCGTGAGAAAAAGAAGATGAAGGAACTCGGACTCTCGTTCGGTGGCTCATCTTCACAACCCCCTGGAAACAACCGCCCTCCATCAACGTCGGCCCCGTCTGGCGATCCGAACGAAGATCCCAACGCGGAAGACAACGTTGACGAGGAAGACCCTAATGACCAAGCGGAGGCAGCGTGAAGAAGAAACGCAATCGTCATCGTCGGCATCTTCCCGCTCTCAGTGCGTCAGCAGGAAAGCTGCCCAACAAGCTTGAGTTCACCGCGCCGGTCACGTTCGCCGCTGCTGAGTCTGGCGAAGACGGAAAACCAAAACTCGCTCGGTTCTCCATGGTCGCTTACAACGGCGGCCCCTTGATGGTCGGCGGATGGTATCGACCCGTCGTCGTAGACCTCAACGGTTTGAGCGTCACGCGAAAGAGTCGACCCGTTCTGCGTGATCACGATCCAGGGAAGATCGTTGGGCACACGAGTGGGCTCAACAAAGACGGCGGCCGCCTCACGGTAGACGGGATCGTTTCCGGCTCCGGTGAGCACGCACAAGAAGTGCTTGCAACATCCGCGAACAACTTCCCTTGGCAGGCATCGATCGGAGTTGCCCCAAGCCGAGTGGTTGAACTTCGCGAGGGCAAGACAGCAATCGTTAACGGTCAGCAGGTTTCAGGCCCAGCATACATCGTGCGGCAGGGCCAGTTTCGCGAAGTGTCGTTCGTCGCGCTCGGAGCCGACGACGATACGAGCGTAAGCGTAGCGGCCAAAGCCGCACAGAAAGGTGATGACATGGACTTCGATGAATTCCTCGATTCGTACGGGCTGAAGGCGTCTGACCTGACTCCGGCACTTCTTGCCAAATATCAGGAGACGTACGATCGTCTGCACGCTTCAGATGACTCCGATGAAGACGACGATGAAGAAGGCGGCAGCCCGAGCACCAAGACCAAGGTGAAGGCCAAGAGCAAGAACCAAAAGAAGGTTAAGGTCGCTGCGAGCGATGATAACGACGACGAAGATGAGGACGGCGATGACGGCTACTCCATCGAGGAAGAGCGTCGAGTCCGCGCCGCTGAGAGTCGCCGCATTGCTGGCATCCACAAGGTGACAGAGAAGCATCCCGAGATTGCTGCCAAAGCAATTGAAAAGGGCTGGACTCCTGAGCGTGCTGAGCTCGAAGTTCTCCGCGCGAGCCGACCGAAGGCACCGGCAATTTCTGGCGGGACGAACAAGCCGATGGGACCAAACGTTTACGCGGCCGCGATTCTTCTCGACAGTCGGCAAGTTCCCGAGAAGCTGGTTGCGAAGGCATATGGCGAACAGGTCGTTGAAGCGGCGATGAGCCGTGAGTATCGACAAATCAGCCTTGGTCGACTCTGCTACGATGTGCTTGAGGCTCACGGCCAGCATGTTCGCGGCGGGCAGCCGATCGAGTTGCTTGTCGATCAGATCCTCGCCATTGAGGGTCGCAACCGCGGCGTCTATGCGTCGTCGCAGTTGTCGCCCATTTCGCTCACCGGCATTCTCAGCGACTCGGCTAATAAGGCCTTGCTCGCTGGATTCTATGCCTCGGATTCGTTTGTGCCCAAGATCACCATGGCCAAGAACGCGAAGGACTTCAAGCCATACACATGGTACCGCATGTACGGCAAGGGTGCTTTCAAGAAGCTTGGCAAGGCAGGTGAATTCGAGTCGATCGCTCTGGCAGAAACGTCGTACTCCGGAAAAGTCGATACCTCAGGCGCGATGCTGACCCTGTCTCGACAGGATCAGATCAACGACGATCTCGGGGCACTGATCGATCAGGGCCGTGGATTCGGGTCGATGGCGATCGAGTTCATGGAAACCGAAACGATCACCTTGCTGCTCGCCGCCGATGGATCTTTCTTCCAGGCTGGCAACGGGAATTACATGAGCGGTGCGGCCACTGCTCTCGACATTCCCGCACTCAGCGCGGCAGAACAGCTCTTCCTTGAGATGAAGACGGAGAATGGCAATCCGACTCGCATCATGCCGAAGTACTTGGTTGTTCCACCTGCTCTCAAGGCGACGGCAGAGAACATCTACAAGTCGCCACTGATCGTGAGTGGGAACACGAAGGCCGCGCCCGCCAACAACATCAACGTGGGTAAGTATGAGCCGATCTGCATTCCGCAGCTCGCAGCCTCGTTCGGTGGATCTGATGTGGCGTGGTACCTGTGGGCAGATCCTGCCGGCATCTCAACACCGATGATTGCCGCTTATCTCAACGGCGTCCAGACGCCAACGATCATGCCGGGTCAATGGCAGGTCAACAAGTTGGCGATCGACTTTACGGTCTTCTTCGATTTCGGAATCTCGATGGCTGAACAACGAGCAGCCGTCAAGAGCAAGGGATCGGCGTAAGCCGTAGCACAGGCGGCCCCATTACCAGGGAGATGGGGCCGCCTCGTTCGCTGACTCACTCCTTCAATTTTCAACTCAATCGAACGAGGTAATGAGACATGGCAGATGCAACGTACAAGCACCCGGGCGAGGTGATCAAGTACACCCCTTCGTCCGCAGTCGCATTGGGACAGGTCGTCGTTTTGGGCGATATGGTCCTCGTGGCCCCAGCCGCGATCAAAGCGAACGAGCAAGGCGAGCTCGCAACCGTTGGCGTGTACGAAGTCGCAAAGGCTTCCGGCACTAGCACGGCCATTGGCGCTGGCGTCCTCGTTTACTGGGACGACACGAACAAGCGAGTCACGACCACGGCGAGCGGCAACAAGAAGATGGGTTACACCGTCAAGGCTGCGGTCGACGCCGACACTACGACCCGCGTCATGTTGAATCGCTAATCGAGGGTGACGCTTGGGTGACATGCTTGCTGACGGTGCGAAGTGGCTCGGATCGCAAATGAAACAGTTTGCGAGCCACGAGGTCACTTATACGCGTGGGAGTGATTCGATCACGATCCTAGCGACCGTCGGCACGAGCACCCACCAGACAATCGACGGGAAGAATGGATCGCTCATCAAGGTTAAGTCGCGGGACTTCATCGTTACCGCGGCTGACCTCGACTTCGGTGGTGGGCCATTCAAGCCCGAGCGTGACGACGAGCTCACCGAAACGATTGACGGGGTTGATTATCGCTTCCGCGTCATGCCATTCGGCCAAGATCCCTGCTATCGCTTCTCGGATAACCACGGCGTTCGGTTTCGGATTCACACGAAGGGCGTGTCATGAGCCAGACTGTGGACATCATGGACGACGTTACCGCCATGCTCAATGGCGGCACGTTCTCCATTTCGTTCACTGCCGAGCGCGTTCTCTTCCGTGAAGCCAAGCCTGAGGACTACGAGGGGCTATCGGTTCTCGTTCTTGCCGCCGGACTGAGCAGCGACATCAGGGACCGCACCCACGACAACGAGACAACGACCATCGGCGTCCAGATTCTGAAGCTCGTGAAGGCTTCCGATGATGCCGAGATGACAGCCCTGATCGGACTCGTGGAAGAGATCGCGAGATTCCTCAATGCACCCGACAACGAGGTTCTCGATGGGACTGGAGCCCAACGAACCCCCCAGCGAGCAAGCGTCGACCCTCTATTCGATCACGATCAGCTCGAAGAAAACGGGCTGTTCATGAGCACCATCCTTGTCGGCTATGACCTGGGGGTGGAGCGATGATGGGATTGGTCATCAAGACGAATAATGATTTCGCTGGACTGAAGCGACTCAGCCGCAAGCAGACCAAGCAGGCTCTCTACCGGTCTGCTGGCTATGTCCGCACGACAGCAAAGAACTCCATCAAGAAGCCAGGCAAGCGGGCCATCAAAAAGGAAGTGGCTCGACTGAAGGAAGTAGGGGCGTCACGAGATGAGATCTTGGACGCCTACTATCCACCGAGCAAGCCGGGGACGCCACCTAACACGCACACGAAACAACTTCCAAGATCCATCGCCTTCGCCGCAAGCGAACGAGCTGGATCTTACGTCGTCGGCCCCAAGCGATCAGATATCGCGGAGATCGGAAACGTTCACGAATTCGGCGGCAAGTTCCGAGGGCGGAACTACCCAGCCAGGCCTTTCATGAGACCCGCTCTCGTGAAGAGCGAAACCGTCATCAAGGAAAACTTTAGAGGCATGTTCCGCCAAAGCTATCAAGGAGGGGCGTCGTAATGGCTCGAAAAATCGGCATCAACTGCAAGGCGTACATCAACACCGCCACGACTGACACATGGGACACCCCTACGTGGACGGAGCTGATCCTCGTTCAAGACGTACAGTTGGAACTCACAAAGAACACGACCGAGGTAACCATTCGTGGTGCCCTCTGGGATCTATTCATGGGAACCACCAAGGCGGCCGCTATCACGATCGGCATGCTGTACGACACGGGTGACGCGAACTTCAAGAAGTTCCGCGACGCATTCCTCAACAACACCCAGCTCGATCTCGCCCTCATGGATGGTGACATCACGGTTGAAGGCAGCCAAGGTCTTCGAGCTATCTTCGACGTGACGAAGTTCAGCGCGCCGCAACCACTCAAGGAAGCACTCAAGACCGAGTTCGACGTCGCGCTCACTTACAACAACGCCGACGACGGAGCCTTCGCACCTCCTACGTGGCTGGAAGTCGAAGCGTAATTCTCAGCGTTTGGTAATCCCTGGGACCATTCATCGAGGCAAATTCATGCAGCCGTTCAAGGATTCAAAAGGTCGGACGTGGCAGATCGAGGCGAATGTCTCCTCGATCAATCGCGTTAAGAACCTGACGCAGTGCGATCTGCTCGACATCGAGAATAAGATCCACCAGCTTTCCACTGATCCGATGCTTCTCGTCAACGTCCTCTATGCCTTTTGCGAACCGCAAGCAAAGGCCTTGAGCGTGACTGACATTGACTTCGGGGAAGGGTTTTCGGGTGACGTCATCGATCACGCAACCCGCGCGTTACTGCTTGAGCTTGCTGATTTTTTCCCGAAGCCCGCTCAGCGGGCAGCACTGAAAAAACTGATGCAAGCTCTCGACGACGTGACGGATCGGGGAATGGATCTGATCACTCAACGGATCGAGGCACTACTCCCGCAGAAGAAGGCGGAAGCGATGGAGAAAGTCAACCAACTTGTCGCGAGTTTGTTTACCGACTCGCCGGGATCGTCGGCGTCAGCCCCGACCCACTGACGCTCAGGCAGTTGGTTTGGATGGCGGATGGCCGGCTTGACCATCAGTGGAGTCAAACAAGCCACATCCTCGCCATGCTCGCGAACACTGTGCGTGACCCGGAAGAGAGAGACGAGCCGTATCAGCCGGGCGACTTCAACCCGAGGACGCAGAGTAACAAGACAGAGATCGTTGAACCAAAGCATGAGGTTGGCGTTCTGAAGTGCATGAACGGCGGCAATTTGCCGGTGATGAAGATCAAGGCAACGAAGAAACGAGCAGAGGTGACCGATGGGGGCGGCGGGTGACATTCAGGCAGGCCGTGCCTATGTCGAACTCTTTACCAAAGACGCCTCCCTCTATAAGGGTCTCGATAGGGCTCAGACCCGGTTCAAGAACTTCGGTACCGCCGTCACGGCCATTGGCTCGAAGATCACCGCTATCTCTGCCGCCGCACTTGCCCCATTCGCCCTTGCGGGAAAGATGTTCATCGACACGGGCGATCAACTCGATGAGCTATCCGACAAGACATCCATCAGCGTTGAATCCCTGTCAGCCCTCAAGCACGTCGCCGCTCTCACCGACACATCGCTCGAAGACATGGCCAAAGGTTTGCAGAAGGGGCAGAAGCTCGTCGTCGCCGCTTCGAAAGGGAACAAGGAAGCCGCCAAAACACTCAGCGAGATCGGACTATCCGCGAAGGATTTGATTGACCTTTCTCCGGATCAGATGTTCGCGAGGCTCGTTGACGGTCTATCGAAGATCGATAACCCGGCGAAGCGATCGACCGCCGCTCTCGCTATCTTTGGCAAAGGTGCGGGCAACCTCGCCGGGCTCATCAAGAAGGGCGGCCCCGAGATCGAACGACTGACGAAGCAGGCCGAAGACTTGGGCCTCATCATGTCGCGCGAGGATGCCGCCGCTGCCGCTGGTTTCAATGACGCTCTCTATAGCCTCAGGCAGCAGATCGGATTTCTCGTCGGCGTAGGGTTCGCCCCCTGGCTTCGTGACGTCACCGAGTGGCTCACCAAATCCGCTGGCCGTGCCGCCAAATTCATGAAGGCAAATCAGGATCTCACGCGCACCATTGTCAAGCTCATCGCTGTGGTCGGTGCTGTGGGCGTTGGCCTGATCGCGGCCGGCACTATCTTCTCGTCGATCGCCGCCATTATTGGCGGACTGATGGGGACGCTCACCGCCATCGGGGCGACGTTTGGAGTTATAGCGTCCGCCGTCGGATTTCTCATATCCCCGCTGGGCCTCGTCATCGCCGCCATTTCTGGCCTGACGGCTTGGTTCGTCACCTGCACCGACAAGGGCAAAGCGATGATTACGACGTTGACGGGATATTGGGAGGACTTCGCGGGTGACATCAAATCTGGATTCGGTGCGATCGTCGAGGCACTCAAAGCAGGCGATCTCCAGGCGGCGTGGAAGGTCGTTACGACTATGCTCCAACTCGAATGGACGAAAGCCATCGGCTACCTGCAGGTTTCGTGGGCAAAGTTCAAGGGCGTCTTTATCAGTGTGTGGAATGACGCGACGACGGTTTTTGCTCACACGTGGAACGATGCCGCATTCAACGGTGCCATTGCCATCAACCAGATGATCAAGAACACTCAGATCGTTTGGACTGAGACTGTAGCACTGATGGAACGAGGATGGCTTGGGTTCTTGGAGACTATCCGTCGGCGATCTGTGGAGTCAATCGCTGAAGGAATCGCACGCATGCTCGAGCTAGACGGATCGGTCCCCGCCGGCACGGGGGACATGGTCCGGAAGATGGCTCGTGAGCGGCAAAAGGAAGACGAAAGGAAGTTCAGGGCGGAGAACCCAGATGCTGAAATGACTCGGGCACGTGACCGAGTCAAAATCGAGGAGGATGCCAACGCTCGCGAAAACGCAATTCGCGGTCAGCACCAACAACGCCGTCGCGACATCGCCACCAATCAAGATGACAAAGCGGGCAAGTACAAAGAGATGACGGACAACGTCATCAAAGCGCAGGAGGACGAACTAAACAGAGCACTCGCCGCATTTAATGCCGCCAAATCAAACGCCGTCGCCGCTGGTCAAGCTGCTCAGAAAGAGCTTCTTTCGCCCAACACCACTCCTGCTCTCTCGACCGATCTCACCGAGCGGCAGAAGCGTCAAGCCGCCATGCTCAACAACGACTCGTTGAGCGAAGGGAAACGGGCTCGCATCGAGCGAAACCTTCAGCGGCAAGGTGTCGACGTCGCGGCCTACCGTGCATCCCAGAACGGGACCGATGGTGTCAGCGAGGCAATGAAGAATGTCACGTCCCGCGGCACGTTCAACCCCTTAGCATTCCAAGCACTCTCGCTGGGAGGAGGGGGCGACATCAATCAGAAGCAGCTCGATGAGGCAAAGAAGACACGGGAGGAGCAGAAGAAACAAACGCAAGAGCTGAAGCAGATTAACAGCAATATCAAGAGGAAGGGATACATGACCTTCGCATGAGTGCCTACATCTATGAGCTTCAAGATTCTGGTGAGCTCACGAAGGACGGGTATCGTCTGCACTATCACGTGCGCGATGCCGCCAATTCTTCGGCCGCGATGGCATTGCTGGTGTCAACGGCGCCCTCGGATTACGACGGCTGGCCTGTCGTTGGTACTCGTGTTGCCCCCATTGCCGACGGCTTCTATGACTGCGAGGCGACTTACAACGCCAAGCCGGATAATGCGACAACCGAGATCGGGACGCAGACCGAGTCGTTCGACATCACCGCACAGACGCAAAAGATCACGCATGCGATCAATCAGATTAAGTACTCGCCCGGCAGTGGACCGACAGCACCCGACTTGAACGGAGCGATCAATGTCAAAGACTTCTCGAAAGGTGAAGTTGAAGGCTGCGATATCTTCGTTCCGACCTACGCGTTCTCGATCAACAAAATCGTCGCTGCATCCTCCGTCAACAGTTCATTCAAGTTCGAAATGATGGGCCTCGTCGGCAAAGTATGTGCGGATGCCTTTGGACCCTTCGCCGCCGGCGAAGTTCTTTTCTTCGGCCTTCGTGGGTCACAAAGAGACAGCCAAGCCTACGATCTCGCTTACTCCTTCTTGGCATCACCGAATGTCACAGGCCTGTCATTCGGTGGAGTCTCCGGCGTCGACAAGAAGGGATGGGAGTATCTGTCGATCACTTATGACAAGGTCGAGGATGCGACGAACTTCGCGATCGTCCCAAAGATTCGAGGAGTCTACGTGAGCCAAGTCTATTACACGGCTAGCTTCGCCAGCTTGCCGACACCATCTTAAGGGGCGAATCGTGGCGGGCGATCCGTTTCGAAAAGTTACGTCTGGAGAGGAAGTTAAACTCACCGCCGAATGGTGGAATGCCGTCACCGATGCCGCTCAAATCGTTGCTCAGAATAAAGCCAATGTGCTCGCAAGTCGGCTTGCTCCTCGCCCTCTCCAGTGGGGAGAAGTGTTTGCGAAAGCCGGGAGCGACCTCGCGGCATTCACGGCCGTCAACGTCTTCTCACCAGTTCTGCCGATCGACTCCAGCAACACGGATAAGCTGAATCACTTCAAGTTCAACGAGATCATTTACTCGATCGGGACCTTCACGAGGAGTCAGGAGCTCGCGTTCGGTATCACTCAGGAGCCGATTAAGGCGGGCCGAATCGGGATCGTCCGAATCGCGGGCCGCTCGCCCGCTTTGATCAATATCTCCTCGTCGTCCTATGTCGGATGGGCTCGGCCTCAACCTTCGACGCCGACCAAGCTCAAGGCGGGGTCGTTTGGCTCGGTCAAGATTCTCGCGCTCGAGTCGACATCGACCGGCGACCGGTGGGGCATCGTCGAGATGCGAAACAAAAAGGACGACGTGACGGCCGAGCTCGCCGCGTCCCTCTCATCGGGTGGAACCAGCGCAAACGCCGTCGTCAAAATCGGTTCGACATCAACCGGCGAGACCGTGACGGTATTCGACCAGGATACATGGATCGGCGCGACCGCTCTCAACAGTCCGACTCGCGTCCTCGGCCGTTATGATTTCGAGGCCGATCAACTCATCCTTAAAAACTGGAAGTGCCCCACGTGACGCCGTCGCCGCGCCTTTACGTCTTCTTTCATCTCGCCCGAATGGGTTCATTCTGGCGCGAGGTCGCCGAATACCTTGGCGGGGCGATCGACGGGTCCGGTTTACACAATGTCGCCGACCGCCTCCATTGTGTCACGGTCGGTCCCGACGTTCCGAACCTTCATTTCCTTCCGTTCGACTCCGGGAAGTGGACGATCGAGGACGGGGGCGGTTTGCTTGAATATGAGTATCCGACCCTTCAAGCTCTTTGGCGATTCGCGAAAGATCATCCCCGTGATTACGTTCTTTATATTCACTCGAAAGGGGTCCGATCCGACACGGACGACGACCGTTGCATTAGGGCGAAGTGGCGGCGATGGATGGCCTTTCAAGTCATTACCCGATGGCGGGAATGCGTCGCGAAGCTCGACGAGGGGTATGACACGGTCGGCGCTTGGTGGGTCGATGGCGATCATCCCCATTACGCCGGTAACTTTTGGTGGGCCCGGTGCTCATGGATCAACCGGCTCCCGGAACCGAGAATGCTCACCGATTGTGGGAATCGTCGCATATGGGCTGAGTTTTGGATCGGGTCCGGCTATCCGAGAAAATTCGAGATCGCCTCCCCCCGTGATGGGCTCCACCAGAACTATCAGCGGATCTTTCACGAGGAGGTCACCGCGTGACGATCCCTTTTTGTAATTGTTGTCCGCCGCCGTCATCGTCATCGTCGTCGAGTGGGTCGGGAATCATCTTGCCCCCCGTCCCCTGTTTTGGGTTCGACGTCCCCAGCGTTTTGACGGTCACGTATTCTGGCGGAGGGGGCGAAAACACTTGCTGTATTGGCGGGATCATCTTTCCAGGATTCACCGTTTCCGCCTCCCTTTGTGCCGGGGCGACCCCTTCGAACCCGTGGTACGCGACTTGGTACTCCGAGCCGTTTCTCCTCGTGACGTGCAACAACATTGACAACGTCACTCATTTGCCCGCGAACCCTCAATGGAAATGGTACGCTTACGTCAAGGTCACGTGTGCCCGAGTTTTTCTCTGCCTCGTTTGCACGCGAAGCGAAACAATTCCGCCGAACACTGATAAGTGCGCTATTTACTTTGGTGCGTACAACTGCGGGTCGGGAACGGGGCTAACGGTGATCAGTCATAGTCCATACTATGCGACTTCAGGCTCGACATGGGAGGTTTTCGGATGATCAAGCCGACCCCCTGCCAATGCACAGACGGTGGCCTTTGCCATCATCATCTTCGCTACATCGGCCCGCGTGGCGTCTTGCTCTGCCAGAACAGCCGAAAACACTATGACGCGTTTCACGATGGGGTCGACGCTCGTCAATTGAAGATCGTCGAGATGCCGACGCTCGTCGATCAGGCGAAATCGTTCGCGACTGCCCTTGCCAAGCTCGCCGCCGATGGTTTCGAGCAGACGCCGACCGACGTCCGCGAGTTCCGTGAGTCGCTTTGTAACCAATGCCCGGGCAATGAAAATGGCCGATGCAAGGGGTGCGGATGCGTCATCTCGATCAAGGTCAAATTTCCGGCTGAGTCATGTCCGATCGGCATTTGGCCCGCCATCAACCCGCACGAGCCGGCCCAAGCCCCTTGTGGATGCAGTCAACCCTCGCCCGCTTAGCGAGGCATCGGATTGGGTCCACTCATTGCACCGAGGATGCAGCAGACATGAAGCACAGCGCCGGGAAAGAAGAAAAGTGCGTATCCGCAAATCACCAATGCAAACCACACGGCTCCATTGATTATCTGGCCTTTGTAGGCTTGCCCTAATCCAGGGCAAATACTGAGCAGGCCAGCAACAAGACGGCTCCAGCGTCGTCCCATATAGCCGCCCGCGATCGCCGTGGCGACGTTCTGATTATTGTTGTGGATGACGATGTTCGGTGCGGGAGCGGCTTGAACCGGTGGTGCATGGTGAATGACCACTTGCGGCGCGACGGGTTCTCGCGGTCGACCATCTAGGAACTCGCCGCAATGCTTGCACTTGAGCGCGGTCGAGAGGATCTCTTCGCCGCAGTAGCGACAGGGGGTTGACACTGCCGTCGAACTCGTCACAGGAAGAGGCGGAACGACAGTCGCTGAGATCTCCGGAAGTGGGGGCGTTGCGGGATCCGCATTCACGGGTGGCTTGTTATCGCGAGTTACAATCTCAGCGACATGGCTGGCAGCGGTCTTTGCCTTCGCGAAGAAGTCACCCACGATCGCGGACGTGCTGACTGTCTTCTCTTGGCGGACTTCGACCTCGACGGACTTCGGCTTCGCGGGGAGCTTTGGTTTCTCAATGACGGCGGGGAGAGTCGTCTCGTTGGGAACGACGACCGGATCTCCGCACTTGGGGCACTTTGATTTCTTACCAGCGGCGGTGGCTGGAACCTTCATTCCAGCGCCACACGCTTGGCACTTGAACCTAATGACTTCATCCATTGATCGGGCCTACCAGAGATATGTGATACGCCCGATATTGTCGCTCATGGTGAACGGGAGTCAATAGTCTCGTTTTCTTGTTTTGATCGCTTTCGCTTCCTCCACTCCCAAGGCGGAATAGGCGATTCTTGGCTACTCCACAGCCCCCTTTTCTCTCGTCGCGCCTTATCCTGTAACGATTTAAGCTCTGCGCTCTTCGAATACTGATCGTATCGCCACGCCCACCCCTGTTCCACCATCCACGCGTTGACGTTCTCGTTGTGAAGGAAGATCGTGCCGACCTCGCGGCCGTAGCGGTCCAGCTTATCAGCGGCCTCGATCCTGACGTCTCGGCCGAAGATCTTACTGCTCAATGCCTGCTTCGCGCGCTGGCCGAAAGGTTGCTTGCTCTCAGGTGCATCGATCTCGTTTAGGCGGAACCTGATAGGCTTCGGCGCCGAGCTTATCAGGTTTGAGTCGGTGCCTATCGGATTAGAGACCAGCACGTCGACTGTGTCTCCATCCACCACACCGACGATACGGCCCTCGATGGTGGCGGAGAAAATCGAAGCCAATAAGAAAGCGATCAT